CGCGGATACGGCAGGATTGATCTTTGAGGGCGTGGCCCGTGAGTACGTTGATAATTCCCTCGGCCTGGATGGCGACAAGAGCGTGGTCCTGCGAAGGCGCGGCCTGATCAAGGCCCTCATGGAGACGGCCATCACTATCGCCAATGTGGGCGATAACGTATTCCTGGCATACGACAATAGCGTGGATGTCACGGGCAATGTCGTCAACAATATTTTCTGCGGGGTCATTGCAGGATACATCGACACCACCCATGCCTGGATCGATATCGAGCCCGCCATCCGCCAGGCGGACGTGGCCACCCATATCGCGGACGCAAGCGCGGCCCATGCGGCCTCGGCCATCAGCATTGCCGATGCGGGCCTGTTCACGACCGCGGCCGAGGTGGAGGCGGCCCTCCAGGAGATCTACCAGCATATTATCACGACAAAGGGGATTATCATTATTCCCATGCCCACGATCACGGATGCGGGAGTAGCACTGGCCGCTTTTGCGGATGCCGAAGATCCCCTGCCGGGATTCTGCGTGACGGCCGAGGGGCTCGGTATCCGGTGGAATGATCACAACACGCCCACACCGGTCGGGACCAAGGTCATGATCCCGCCTGATATGGATATCACCGCCAATGCGGTGGTTCATATCCTTGCGGCCAAGATCGGGGCGACGGCAGGCGACGCGACCAAGTTTACCGTCCAGGCGTTTAACAACGTGGTTGCCGCGCTCTATGATGCGGATGATGATTTCGGAGGCGATACCGATGCGATGGTCGGGGATGAAGATACAAAGACCGTGCAGCACGTGACCCTCACCCTGGCCCTGGCGAACCTGGCGGCCTATCCGGCGGCATTGGAGCTGACCTTCCAGCCGAAGGACGGCACCCTGGACACGGATGATGTCATCATGCTCAGCCAGTGGATCGAGTATACGCGCAAGGCATTGACATAGTAATAACTAGGTTCACCGTTCATCGTTCAGGGTTCAGGGTTAAAACCTTTGAACCTTTGAACCTTTGAACCTTTGAACCCAAAATCGGAGGTTTATCATGATTATTGACCAAGCAAATTTAAGCGGTGTTTATAAGTCGTTTTCAACAATTTTCAACCAGGCTTTTGACCAGGCCCCCTCCATGTGGTCCCTGGTGGCGATGGAGGCGCCCAGCGTGGGGCGCAGTGTCGATTATAAGTGGCTTGGGGATTACCCGATGATGCAGGAGTGGGTCGGAGACCGGGTCATCAAGGATCTTTCAGCGTTTCATTACGAAATCACCAATAAGAGCTATGAGTCTACCATCGAGGTGGACCGGGATGACATAAGCGATGACCAGATCGGCGTGTATACGCCTGTGATCCAGGGCCTCGCACAGGCGGCAAAGGCCCACCCGGATATCCTGGTCTTTGCCCTGCTCGCGGCTGGCTTCGACACGGACTGCTTTGACGGGCAATATTTCTTTGATGACGATCATCCGGTTGGAGAAGGCTCGGCATCCAATGATGGAGGCGGTGGGGGCGATCCCTGGTTCCTTCTGGATCTTCGCAAGGCGATCAAGCCGATCATTCTCCAGGTTCGCAAACGGCCTGAGTTTGTCTCGCAAGCTAAGCCGGATGACGAAAACGTATTCCTGCGAAAGAAATTCCGCTACGGCGTGGATGACCGGAAAAACGTGGGTTACGGCCTCTGGCAGATCGCTTATGGATCGAAGGATACTTTGAACGCCACCAATTACGCGGCTGCTCGTGCGGCCATGATGGCGTACACCAAGGATGACGAGGTCACCAAGCTGGGGATAGTACCCTCGCACCTGGTGTATGGCCCCACCAATGAATCCGCGGCAAGGACACTGATTGTGAACGAGCGCGACGATGCCGGCGCGTCCAACCCCTGGTATAAAACCGTGGAGCCGGTATTGGTGCCCTGGTTGGCGTAAAAGATGTCGTATGGCAGTACGGGGCTGGGTTAAGAGCAAATAAAGGTTCATAGGTTCACGGTTCAGAGGTTCAACGTTTTTTAACCTTTAAACCCAGAATCCAGAACCCAGAACGCCCCAGTGAAATCGCCCTTTGGGCGTGTCCCGATATATCGGGACAATTTCACGGGGCAGGGAGGATTATTATGATCCGAATACGGAGTAAACGGCATAATTTTCGCCGGTGCGGTATGCCGCACCCAAAGGAGCCGGTTGACTATCCTGATGATCGATTCACTCTCGAAGAGCTCAAGATCCTCGGAAAGGAGGCCATGCTGATTGTGGAGATAATTCCCGATGAACCGGAACTCCCACCGGAGCCAGCGGAGATTGAGGAAAAAGAAGTTGAGGCAGAGTCAGAATCAGAGCCGGAGGTAAAAGACGAGCTCGTAGAGGCGGAGAAGGAAGAGCCTGGAGAGGATGAACTTTCAGTAGACGTAGAAATAGGGGAATCGCCCATCGTATTGGCGGCCCTGGCTGCTATTGATGCCGGCGAGGTGACAAAGGATGGCAAGCCGCTCGTAGAAGCGATGGAGGAAAAGCTCGGCAGAGCTATCACCGCGGTTGAGCGGGATGCAGCCTGGGAGAAGTTGGTCACAGATTAACACAGATGAACGCGGATTAAAAAAAACAATAACTATCTGTGAAAATCTGCGTGTATCTGCGGCAAAGGAGTATGCATGGCATACAGTGCAAAAGTAGACATCCTGGAGCAGCTGGATGAGGACATCCTCATCCAGCTCACCGACGATGCCAATGCCGGCGTGGCGGATGACGACGCGGTGACCCGGGCTATTGCCGATGCCGACTCGGAGATCGATTCCTATTGCGGCACGCGGTATGCAATCCCCTTTTCCACGGTACCGCCCAGGGTCCGAAAACTCTCGGTTGATATCTCGATATACAATCTCTATGCACGCAGAAAAGGCGCGCCCGAGGATCGAAAGACACGATACGATAATGCAATCCGTTTTTTAAAAGACGTGGCCAAGGGTCTGGCTACCCTGGGAGAGAATGACCCGGACGGAAGCCCCGCTGAATCCAACACGCCGGATATCGACCAATCAGACCGGATCTTTACCAGGGATAAAATGAAGGGATTTTAGGTATGAGCGGCCGGGTGGCGAAAAAGATCAGGAAGGTCGCCAACAAACGATATATGGCGATGATACGGGCAATAGGGAAATTGCCATTTAAAAAACGGCTCTGGTTTGCCTGGCGCATAGTAAAGGGACTTAAATAAGGAGGGCCACTAAGTCACCAAGACACAAAGCTTAATATTTTATTCTTAGTGCCTTAGTGCCTTTGTGGCGAAAATAAATGATCTCCATCAAAACCACCATCAAAGATATGGGGATGAAGGCCGCCGTTAAGGGGCTTTCTGATCGGCTCAGCAGGCCCCGGAAGCCGCTCAAGGAATGTGGTCTGGTGGGTTTGCGGTCAATAAATAAGACCTTTAAGGCAGGGGGCAGACCGATACGGTGGAAACCCTCTAATCGTGTCAAAATGACCGGCGGGCAAACCTTGGTAAAAAGCGCCCGGCTTATGCGCTCTGTCTCAATGAAGACACTATCTAAGAGCGTACAATGGTTCACCAATGTTAAATATGCGGCTATCCAGAATCTGGGCGGCATTATCCCTGCCCGCACGATAGTACCACGAAGGGCAAAGGCCCTGCGCTGGATAGGCAGAGACGGCCACGTACGCTTTGCAAAGAAGGTAAAGATGCCTGCCATCAGGATCCCTGCACGGGAATTCATGGTCATCCAGGATGCGGACCAGCGGGTATTCGGGCGGATATTTGGGGAGTATTTGGCCACAGATTCACGCAGATAAACACAGATAATATATATTTTTATCCGTGAAAATCTGCGGCAAAATAAAATGAAAGATCTTTTAACCGCCATTAAATCGCAGTTACAGACGGATTTAACCTACGTCCGGGCCAGCGACGTAAACATAACCGAAGACGAGCGTATGCTGCGGGACGCAATGAAATCTCCGGCTGTAGGAATAAAAGACGGCACCATAGAATATAATATTGCGACCCAGGGAGCCGATGAAAGCAGTGAACTATTTGTGAAGATAATTGCCTATGTGGATCTCCAGAAACCCGAGGCCGCAATCATGGGCGATTCTTCCATCGGCAAAAAAGGTGTATTGGATATTCTTACCGATGTCAAAACCTCGCTCCGGGATAATTTATTATCCGGCCAGGCCGATGAGGTATGGTTTGTGTCTGAAACAGAGAGCGAATTCATTGGGGATGAAGAGGCAAAAATAGCAATACAGATGAAGATCCTGACCGTGCGCTATGTGAGATATGGTTCATAGGTTCAAAGGTTCACCGTTCAAAGGTTTTAACCCTGAACCCGGAACCCAAACACGGAGGTTTTATCATGACCCCATACAGAGGCATTATACAGATAACGTGCAAAAAAAAATCAGGCCCTTCGGCCTCGAGCTCAGGGCCGAGAGGCTGCCTGCGTCCCGATCGTATCGGGAAAAAAACGAATAATGTTCAGCCCGGGTGCATGGACTGCCCGGAGGCAGTTACCCGGATCCTGGACCTGGATGGAAAGGTGATCTTTGAGTACCGGTCACCGGAGATAAAAACAGGGAAGCGCAAGGCGCCTAGCGAATTTACATAATAATAAAATTGCCGCAGATGCACGCAGATAACCGCGGAAAAATGTTAAAAATATCAGCGATAATCTGCGTAAATCAGCGGCTAAAAAAGGAGGTTTATCATGGCATACCCAATTCACGGAAAGGTCGTACGGATCGATAAGGGCGGCACTCCTGTCGCCTTTAGCACCGGCTGGACAGCCAACTTTAATGTTGACCTGGATGAGGTCACGGCCCAGGGCGCCAACTGGAAATCCTGGCTTCCCGGATGCGCCGAATGGGACGGCACAATGGAGTACATGTTCGATCCGTCCAATACCCAACAAAAGGCGCTCATGGATAATATCATCAATGCCACCCCGGGCACAAAGCTCACGGATATAACATTCCTGATGGAGGATTCAGGGGATTATTTTTCAGGCGATATCTTTGTCACCTCGTTTCCTGTGACGGCGAATCTGGGCGGAAAAGTAACGTGCTCGTTCTCATTTAAGGGCGACGGCGCTCCATCGCTGACAATAGGGTAAATAATAATTTAGGAATTGCGAATTGAGGAATTGGGAAATTAATCCCTGAATTCCTAAATCCCTAAATTTATTTTAATAGGAGTTCATCATGTCTGCAACACATGGAAAACTCGGCGCAATCTACCGCCTGCGCCCGAACGGGTTCAAGGGCGACGGCCTGAATGACGTCACCTGGGGCACGGCCTTTTCCGGCGCAGCGAGCGCCGATTTTGAGGTTGTCATCGATGCAGCCGATATCCCGGATACCTTCAAGTGGCGCAAGGACGGAGGCGAGTGGACCACCGGCGTGGCTATCACCGGGGCAGCTCAGACCCTAAGCGACGGCCAGACTATCACCTTCGCAGCAACCACGGGCCACACCCTGGCCGATCAATGGTCGATCGGCAATCTCAAGGATGAGGCATGTACGGAATCAGGTACCGAGGCCCAGATCACCCTGGCTACCCGGCGCCTACTCAATCCTAACAGCCCGCCCACATTCACGGATACCGGCGCAAAAAACGTCATCTCCATAGACTACACCCAGGGCAAGGCCGTATTTGATGAAAATGTCACTGTTGTTACCGTAACCGGCAACAATGGCTATATACTCGAGAGC